TCCAGTTGTAAAAAGAGCATCATAAATCATTGTAAATGGTGCCATTGCTGTTGCTGTTCCGGGTGTCATAATAGCAATGATAGGTGTTGTATTGGTAAGTGCATCATCAGCTTCTATTGTTGTTGCGACTGGTTTATTAACTGCTATAGCATGAAGAATACCAACACCAGTTTTTACAAGTGTTGTACCTGTTGTGATATGTGTATAATTGTATCCTCCAATGGTAACAGTGCCTGTTATACCTAAAGAAACTGGTTTAAAGATTGCTGCTACTGCTGAATATGGTTCTGAGCCTGCAATTGTTGCAGTAGGAATAAAAGGATCAATGCTTTCACGAAATTGTGATAATGCACCAAAGGAATAGAGACCAGCAGGAGTTGTTGTATTTTGTGTAGAATCAAGTGTCCAGTTTGTTGCAGCAGTCACACTTGTTGCTTGTGCAGCAGTACCAACACTAATTCCAAGAAAAGCAAGTGTATTGGAGGCTGTTGGAGCAAGTGCTGATAAAGTAGGAGTTGCACTTGTGCCTGTCCCACTTGTTGCAATATCAGGTTGTGCGTTGACTTGTGCAAGCAAACCACTTACTTCATAAATTTGTAGTGCAATTGATGCGGCTGTACCTGCATTCGTTACTGTTACCGTATTAATACCAGGAAGAATATTTGTTGTAAAAAAAATGGCTGTTTCAAACGTTGTACTATTGGCTTTTGAAACAGCCGATGTATAGGTATTACCGAGTGAATCAGCAACCGTCATTGCAGTTCCATTGCCACATCCACAGACCACAACAATTGTATTTCCTGCTACATTCGCATTGGTAAATGCTTGTGCAAGTGTCGCTACTGATCCAGTACTAGCATTTTTTGCTTTTTGAAGAATAGTCGGAACATTAACAGGCAATCCAGAATTGTAAACATCTAATGTTACTTTTTCAGAAGCATACGGGGTTCCATCTGAAGACGTAAGCACTGTACTTGCTGTTGCTGCTACAAATTGTTTTCCAATTGGATCATAAAGATCATTCGCAAGAGGTTTATAATTTTGATCTAAAGGCTGAATGGGTATTGGCATAGATATATATCCTCATACATAGGCATTTATTTATATTTTTTAGAAGGACTATTTTTTTCTTGAATAGACTTTATAGGTTCAATGGTTTCATGTATTTCAGTTGTTTTTAAAAAAGATTTTCTATATGTTTCTTGCTCATATGGGGTAGCTAGTCTATAACCAAGTGCATAGAGTTCAACAATATCATTATCCTGAATATGAACAGGTGCATCAATTTCTACAAAATGATTTTTATTTTCATAAGTACGAGTGGGTACATATTCTCCATGTACCCTTCCTCCTGTCACAACGATATTTGATTCATTAATATGATCATGTGTGAGTAAAATCATTTATGCGGCTCGTATTCTGCCAATTTTTGCAGCAAAAGCAGGAGCACGCAATGCAAGTGTTTTATCAGCAGTTAAGGCAAATTGTCGTGTACGTGCATTAATTGGAGCAAGCATTTGTGTAGTGATAGGATTTACTTCAGGACAGACAAGAAATTCCGGATCACGGGGCAGTAACCAGATGTCTTCTACTATCTGACCAGTTGTTTGAACTCTTGCAAATGTCACACCATCTGGAACCGCATTTGTTGAAGAACTTGCAACAGTTGTGGCTACAAGTGTATTGGTAATTGCAGGATTTTGGATAAGGCCAGTATCAGTAAAACTAGTGATTGCTGCATCACTGGTATCAAATGCTGCTGAAATCGCGTAGAGAGACTCACCACCGGCTGTAGTACCTCTATAGATACGATACCCAATAATATCAATAGTATTGCCGTATGCGTCTGTAGGAGCTGGTGTCGACCATGATAAGACAACGTTATTGCCACTACCTGAAATTGTCTGATTAATTTCACCACTTGCAGTTGTTAAGCCATATTTTGTAATTGCTTCAACAACATAATAATATGCAGTAGAGGTCGCAAGAGAAGAACCAGAACCAGTATTACCAGTACTTGTAATAGTACCCATTGCACCTTGACTACTCATAAAAGTAGAAATCACAATTGGAATACTACGATAGGTTTGTACCTCGATACCAGCATCAATTGCTGAATCTGCTACTGCTGCATTTGGGTCTCCAAAATCATCACGTGAAAAGATTTTTGTCATTCCCATATTAAAACGCTGCTGATTGACAAACAGACCATTTAAACGTGATTGCATACGAGGACTCATAACAAAGAAGAAGTCAGTTCCAAGTTCACCAGCGTAGACGCCGCGAATCGTATCAATGGCATTATCAAGATTGCCTATTGCTAATTGCTGAGTAGCACCATCTAATTTATTAGCAGTTGCAATTAAACTATCCATCCCATCCCATTGAGGTCGATACGTATTTAAAGTTGCATTTGCAGAACCCCACATATGTGTCGTTTCTTCCAACCATTCCATACTTTTAGCAGCGCCAAGCAATTCAAGATCAAACAAATTGCCATTCACTACTGCTACTTTTGCGGCAAACGTACTAATATCAATTTGTGCTTGCGTATGTTTGATTGGGAATGATTTTTGAACATACGTAGAATTTGCAGCAGCAACGCTTCCAGTCCCCGATGTTGAAGGTGCTTCAGTTGTAAATTGTGCTTTTGGAAGTGCAGTTCTTTGATTGAAAAAAAACTGATCAGTCATCCATGTCTTGCGAGGTATTGCACGATGAATAGGCCCGTATTTACGCTGCAACTCGTTTAGCAGCCTATCGATAATTTTCGGTGTTAGTGACGTTGCTCCACCTGCTAAGGTGAAAGCTTCTCTGATATCAGAAAGTGAAGCTGGCATATAGTATAACCTCTAATGCATTTTATATATAATTTTTATATTTTTTAATAAGTAGTTATTGACAGTATTTTATAAAATTATTTTTTATGAACTAAGACCAAATTTCGCATCGTATGCACCGAGCAATTCAATTTCCAATTCCTTCAAAAGATGCTCAGGATTGATTTTTTCAGGAAGAGGTCGAGATCGATCAAGCAATTGTTCACGAAATGACATATCAGAAAGATGCTCACGGATATAATCACCATTGCGATAGTATGGCTTTTTCTCATTCTGCTTTTTTGTTGCTTCAATTAAAGATTTTCGTGCTGAGAGTGCATACGGTTCTTTACTTTCTGTAATACTCACATTCATTTGTTCAAGTTTTGCAAGAAGAAGTGCATTCTGTTCTTCAGCTTTTTTTGTTTGCTCTGCAATTTTTACTTCAAACTCTTCTTTTAATAATTCTTCTTTTGTCTTCGGAGGAGTAAGCGCGTAGCCTGCTTCTTGCAACATTTTAATAGCATCGGATGCATTCATTCGATTTTGTTCCTTTTTAGGTGTTAACTGTTGCTTGATCATTTCTTGGATATCATAGCGTGAAAGAGCTTTTTCACTTGGATTGCTGATATTAATTGGATCACCTTTTTTCATGCCTGATCCAGAAAAACTATTTCCCATTGCGTTTTTATCATCATCATCGTTATCACCATCTCCACTTAAACCACCAGCATTCATACAGGCAAGATTCATATGTTCAGCTAATTGATCATGTGCTTTGTTAAGATGCATTTTTGTATTCGCTGATAGTTTTGAACCACTTTCAGACAATTTTGATTTTTCAATGAGAATGTCTTCACCAAAACGTTGCAGTGTTTCCATCATGGAAGGAGCACATGCTTTTTCAGTGACAAATGCAATTCGATCATGAACATCTTGTAATTGTTGTGGAAATTCGTCGCCGGGAGCAGTTGGTGCAAGATGATAATTTGCAGCACTATATTTATCAGTAGGGTTGTCATTCGTCATACCTACTGAAGTCCCTGTTGTCATACTTGCAATTGTTTCTTCGTGTATATCCATTTTTTCCTCTACAGAAAATTGTGTTGAGTCAGTACGAAATATTTCCTCTACGCACTGTGGACTTGTTGATTCTGCAATCATTTTGATATCAGTGATACGCGCAATACTTGATAAGCCAGGAGAGGTGGTAAAATCTATTCCTTCCAATTTTAGATTGCCGATTACTTGCGGAAAGGTATGATTTCGATCAGGTTTTATTTCTGCTCCACTTGCACGTAAGCTTTGAGAACGAATATAGTTTCCATTCACCAGTGTTGCTATATCTCTTCCTGTATGCGTATCTGGAATATCAATTTGTGCAAATGCCTTTGTTCCTTCTCTCCATACGTTGACAATTTTTCCTGCTATGTCTAATGTATTATCTTCATCAGCTTTCTGATGAGAGATGTAACAGGTAAGAGGAAGCGCATTCATATCTGATAATTGCAGCTGAGCACTTCTAATCAATTGATCTACTGATTCTTTTGGATATTGCCGTCCATTGAGAGAAATTGCATCATCCTCTAGCCAGCATGTTTTCAGACTTGCAATTGCACTTTCTTTTTTTACTTTTATGATATTCATTGTTTGTATTGGCAGATCAGATTGAATAGTGCTTTCTTTTTTATCAGTATCGTCTACTTCTTCCATCCATGCTTTCGGAAGAGAAAACCCTTTTCGTGTCGCAATTTTAATAATAGCTTGTTTTACTGCATTTGGATCATGTGCATGTCCTATTAATTTTGCAGCATTGTACACATCATTTTGAACTTTTATAGGAAAGGTAGAATTTGGACCTGCAAAATCTTCAGGTGGTATTTTTGCTCTTGCTGCTTTAGAATAATATCTTTCTTGTTCTTCTTTTATCTTCTCTTGTGTTGTTTTATTTGCTATTTTTTGCATCTATTTCTCTATCATCCTTTTTTCAGACACAAGATCATTTCTGTTTTCCAGTTCTAAGAGACGAAGTAAAATAACATCTTGTGTGTTGAGATGATCTTGAAATTGTTTATGTTCATGTTCTAGTTTCTGCTGTGCATAAAAATCATGGTCATAGGCAATAGTTAGCCTTTTCTTTAAAAGTGTGATGTTGATCATATGAATCTGCAACAGAAAAAGAATTTCAGAAAAAAGAATCAGCCAGAGAATGACGAATGGAAAAGGATCAAAAATATATCCTGTTTCAAAGCTATTCCAAAGTATCCATGCACCAACAAAGAGAAGTTGAAAGACAATGAGAAACCATTTTGTGGCTTGTACTGCGACATTCTCAGAAAACTTTTCTCCCTCTGTTATTTTTTCATCAGTGATTTTATTTTTATTGACGAGTCGATAATGATACGTAAAATAAGTAAACATTTTATACATCCTCCATAGGTAGAAGGATATCTTTGAGAAGATACTTCACGTGTTCATTTTCTTGTGCTGCTGTTTCTTGAGGTTGGAGAACTGAGCTTGCAGTAGCAGCAGTTGTAATTTTGATGCTTTGTACTTGTGCTTCTTTTGTTTGTAAATCGATGGCAGCAGTCTGTCGTTGTTCATCGGCCATTTCTGCTAATCGAATAACAGGTACAATTTCTCTAGAAGCAACAATAACTGCTTCATTTCCTCCAACAACTGGCATTCTGCCTTTTTCTTGTCTGGATTCGTTCACTGTCATGGTTCCATTCCGCACTTGCATATCATGTATTTTTGAGATTGATTCATCGTCTCTATAATCAGCATGTTGTACTGTGACAATCCAGTCATATATTTTTAATTTTTTTTGCAGGATTCTATAATTAAATTTTTCTAAGATAATTTCTTCTATTGGTTTGACCACGTTATAAATAAAAAGCTTATTAGAACTCTCTCCGCTTCCTCCTCCTAGATGTGCAACTTCTTGTATACCAGTTACCGAAAGCGGAACATTATAGCCTGCTAATATTTCATCTCTTGCCCATGACAAACTTTTCAAAAAATCTATTTCAACAGAACCTTTATTGAAAACCTGTAATTTGGAACCACCATAGGTAACAGGGGGCACATGAGCATTTTGGATACCCATATAATTCTCACGAAAAAAAGTGATGTATCTCTGTGCATCATCTAATTGTGCATCAGGTCCCATTTCAATAGAGAATCCTGGTTGTGCTCCTTGTTTAAAAAACTTCTCTCCCCATGTAATCATTGACTGATACAAAAAAACAGAATCTTTCATACATTCAATTGGAGAGAGTGCTTTTTTATTTGCTCGTGGATCAGGCAACCACCAACGAATAATCTGACCAGGTTCAAATTCGACAATATCGTTATTTTTGTCTAGTTCTTGTGAATATTTGACGACTCTTCCATGCCTGTCATATTCAACAGACATTGTTTGGCAATCAACTTTGTAGAGCTCGGTTGGATTACCTTGGCCATCACAGACGATTTCTAAAAAAGATTCTCCATAAATACCTAAATCTTCAGCGATAGAGCGAAGTAATTGTTTAAAATCTTCCTCTTCATTCACATAGAGTAAGAGACTATTTATTTTTTCTTTATTGGTAAGATCACCTTTGCCTTGTTGTGTTGGCTCAATTTCCCATTTTCCAGATGTAAATCTTTTTGCAATGGCTTGTACACAGGCCCGTACCCAAGGATTTCCTATATATGCTTTATAATAGGTATCTTTTTTATCACGTTCTGATAAAAGTCCATCTTGTAGTGTTGTACCAGGAACACCATTTGATGCATCATCCCATGCGGTTGATAAATTTTGAGGTCCACTTTTGCTTTTTACTTTTTTGCCCACACCTTTTGTAGCAGCCTCTTCAAGATCAATCACTTTTCTATTCTGCTCAAAAGTTTGCGTGGTATAGAGAGCAATTGTATTTTTCTCTTCTGTAAAAGGAGTTTGTTTATACCAAAAAGTGCGTACAGAAGAGCGGAGAGAGGCAATACTTACAGCCATAGTGTTATTGCCTCCTGATCTGTTATGCCTTTATATTCACGTCCATACGCATCAATTTGAGGTATATCAGAAGTGGGTATTTCGTCAATTTCAAGATTTGGAACATGATCAACAGTCATATCTATAATCATGCCCCCTACTCGTTTTCCTCCATATATTTCTTCACATGCAGAGGAAGTTACGTCGACTAAATCATCATGTGTTGCATTTGGAAAAAGTAATAATTCTTCTTCAAAAATACCAAGCCAAGAAGACCATTTTGGATGATAGACTTTCGCTGCCTCATAATAGACACTTGCGGAAACAGCACGTGATACTTTATCTTTTACTGGTTTATATTCACGAATTGGTAACCCTATTTTTCGGAGTTGCTGCACTAAAGACAGTTGGTAGGCAACACTTTCAATTTTGATAAAATCAGGCTGGAATTGTTCAAATGCTGCAATAATTTTCTTTTGCTGATCGGGGTTGTCCATTCTTTCACGGATAAGATCACAAAGAAAGAGATCTTTTTCTGGTGTGAGTCCCCAACTTGCGATAACCGTATAATCAGCAGATTGTTTTAAAGAAATGGCAAGGTCAACCGTAATAAATCTATTGCATTCAGTTAAATTAAAATATTTTTTTTGTTCTGGATGATCTAAAATTAAAATATCATTATTGACTGTATAAGAATGAAACCAATTTTTTTGAAACTGACCGCCAGCACTAGGCATTGGACGCTGTTGATACTGACCAGCATAGGCAATTGATCCCATTGCTTTTTTTAGAGAATCAAGAACATCTTTCGGAAGTCGTTCTTTCCATAGAAGTTCTCCCTCTTTTTTTCTGGGGTCACTCCACCCAATTGAAGTAGTACATTTTCGATGTGCTTCATATTCTGCTGGTAAATTAAGATGAACAGAATCACCTTGCTCTAAAACATGTCCCGATAAATCATTTTGATGAATTCTTTGCTGTACAATGACTTTAGAACCGGTAGCAGGATTATTAAGTCTGGTTGACATTGCATAATCCCACCATTCAATACAATTTTGTCTTGCAACGGTAGAATTAGCATCAGTGACATTCAGAGGATCATCACATACAAGTCTTTCTGCCCCAAAACCTGTAATAGCAGAACCAACTGATGTGCATAATCTCATACCAGAACGATTATTCTCAAACATAGATTTTACGTTCTGATCTTCAGAAAGAGAAAAAACAGTTCCCCAATTTTCCTGATACCATTCAGATTCTATTAATCGTCTACATTTCAAACTATCTCGTATTGCTAGATTCATTGCGTATGATGAAAAAATCCATCTCGTAGAAGGAAAAGATACCCATTCCCACATAGGCCAAAAAACAGAAATTATTAAACTTTTTCCGGATCTTGGAGGCATATTGATTAACAAATTGCGAATGTGACCAGTCGTAACACTTTCTAAATGGTCACAAATTGCGTCAATATGCCAGTTACTTACATAGATCGTAGTTGGTTCAACTACATGCCACGCTTGACGAACAAAAGAACGTAAAGAATTTTTCGCTCTATACGCTTTTTCTGCTTTGATATCCTCTAAATTGAGTAAATCATTGAAGTCCATTGTTGTTCGTTATCGCTTTTTTTGCAAGTATCTCTAATACTTCTAGTTCTTCATCAGTGAGAGAACGAAGTTTTACTTTCCGAATTGTGTTTACCGTGTTTGCTGTCTCTGTTGTTTGCCGTGTTTTTTTTATATTTTTTTGCTGCATAGTATACCCAGATACGGGAAATATATGTATTCATTTTGATAATACTGTAAATATCAAAGAATAAAAATATATCTTGTATCATGGTTATTCCGTCTTTTTTCTGTTAAAAAGAACGTGTGCTCCATCACGCTGCTTGATCTAAGCAAAAATAAACATGCTGAAGTGGAGCACACTGAAAAAGTGAAGAATGCTTGTATTATTATTTTGATATTTCTTTGTATAAAGGATTTTTTGCTATGATTTTATCAAAGAAAATGTTATACTCTTTTTCAAAGATGAACACTAACGAAAGAAGGAAACGAAATGACACATCTTAGTCAAATTATAGCAATCGAAAAAGATATCAAAGAAAAAGCCATACAAAGCAAGTCACGAGCTGAGGGAATATTTGGGAAAAGTAGTTTGCTTTTTGGCCTATCACGAAACTATACGCCAAAAGATGATGAAGGAGAAAAATTACCATCAGAAAATACTTCAGTTCAAATCAAATCACGACAAATATTTGATGAGGTTCAAACCTCGCTTACTATTCTTTTTGATACCGTAGCAATAAAGGATTATGCAAATTGTTTGGCAAAAGCAAACATTAGTGTGGATGGTAAAATATTACTTGCAGATGTACCGGCAACATATATTCTTTTTCTAGAAAAACAATTAGCAGAACTATTAATTTTTATAAAAAAAACACCAACACTTGACGCTTCTGAAGTATGGAAATATGATGCTAGTCAAGATTGCTATGCTACTGATCCGATTGAAACCATACGAACAAAAAAAATAATGCAACGTTTTGTTCTTGCGGAGGCAACAAAAGAACACCCTGCACAAGTTCAAATTTACCAAGAGGATGTACCGACAGGACGTTGGAAAACAATAAAATATAGTGGCGCTATTCCAACAAAAGAATTAAACGAAATTATTGAGCGAATTGAAAAAGTCCAACAAGCTGTAAAGTTTGCACGAGAAGAAGCAAATCGTAGTGAAGTAAAAAAAATACAAACCGGCAATCCACTCTTGCATTATATTTTTGGATAGTGTATTATCGTTTCTGTAGGACAAAATAAGACTTGTGCGTAATTTCAGAATAAATTTGAAATTATTACTACAGACTTAAATCTACGGTATCTATCAAATGTGAACATGAGTGTATTGGTTATAGTCGCGAGTTCAAATCTTGCCTCCTTCTTTTACATGAAGGAGTACAGTCAGCGGTAGACTGGATAATCACAAGCAAGCACTTAAAAAAACATGGAGTAGATAGAAACGTCACTGCTCGTTCATAGCTCAGTTGGTTAGAGCACTAATTTTTTTAAATTAGATGTCAATGGTTCGAGTCCATTTGAACTAAAAAAGCAAAAAGACCTTGCTAAGATGGGTATTTTTAGCAAGGTCACTTTTTATTACAGAAAGCATATTTTTGTTATGATTGTATAAAAAATGAAAGCAAAAAAAGTATTGAAGGAAATCATGCTGAAAAAGATATGAATATTGGCACGGCATGACCTGTATGAAAATGAGTACAGAGAGACGTATGTGCAGTCTCTTTGGGAGATATGGATAGATGCTACTAAATTTGAAAGAGAGGCGTATATGTCTTCTCAGACGTGATTATGAACGTATTTGATAGACATATGCAAAGTCTTTTGGTGTATACCCAAGTACTAATGCATGTGGCATTTTTTTTACCTTTTGGATCAGTTCTTTTTTGTCTTTTTGAGCAAAATCGAGAGGTATCGTCTGACGTTCTGGTATCCATGCTTTTGTTTTTTTCTTCTCAAGGAGGGTAAGCGCATGATCTAAAAAGAATTCCTCATGCTCTTGCAGAAAAAAATAAGGGGTATACCAGACGCAATAAAAAAGGTAATAGAGTTTTTCTTTCATCGTTTCTTCTCGTTTTTCTTTTTATTCTAGCATATCCTCGTTTGTTTGTGCTCTTTTTTGCTGAGCAGTTTTAAATTCTGATTTTGATACAAATGCTTCTAAAAGTTGCACCTCCTGCTCAGAAAGAAGTGTGGTATCTATGGTTGTTGTTTGTTCTGAAAGTGTTTGCTGTGTTTTGAGCATATTATTTTCAGTAGAAAGACCTAACGATAATCTACCTACTTTTTGCCAGTTGACAGCAGCTCGTCCTAATCGATCAAGATCTAAACTTGCTGGTAATTGTCCCTCCACAATTTTTTCTGAAATATGCTGCAAGATTGCATCCATTGCTTGCTGCGCAACAGTCACACATGTCTGGTCAAATTTTTGTGCTGCTGCTATATAATCTTCCATTGTTGCTGCATGAATCCATTTATGCAGATGCAATTGCCATTGTTCGCGTTTGAGTATCCAGTTTCCCTCTATCATTTTTTTTCTAAGTGCGATCAAAGAGACGCCATGTGCTTCTTCTAATTCTTTGATGCTTGGATAATACAGTGATCCATCAACCTCAAGCAAACCTTGTACAAATTGTTGTTCTATGATTTGCCATGATGTATTTTTTTGTGGAAGTCGTTGTCGTTCACTCATACGGTTTTCAGAATCACTTTTCTTTTACGAATATCAGGACGCTCAAACCAGTGTTTTTTATATGCAATTTGCGCAAAATATGGGAATGGCTGTTCTTTGCTGCTCCATGCAATCGTTGCATTTTGAATAGAAAGTTCTCCGAATACAAAATATTGTTGGTTCTTTTTGACGGCAAAACACCAAAACCCAAACCACTCTCCTTTTTGTGTGAGATGGACTGTTTCCTCTTCTGAAAGTGAGAAAACTTTTCGTAACCGTACCTCACTGTACGTACTTTCGAGTAATGTTCGTATTAATTCTTCTATGGAAAACTCTTTTTCTTTCAAACAAACACCCACTTTTTTCTGCCTCCATACAGACATATAAAAAAGAAAAGAAAGAAGAAAAAAATTACTTGCGAAGAGGAGTACGCATTTGTTTTTCAAGATGACGTATTTGTTCGCGGAGCACAATATATTTCTCAACACTTTCTTCTATAATCGCTGGTCTTTCTGCAATATGAACTTGTTTGAGATAGCCTTTTGAGACGAGTCGATACACCTCTGTTCTTGATACCTGAAGCAATTCTGAGACCATACGGATAGATAAATAACTGGTAACTCTCTCTGCCATTTTTTCTGCTTCCTTCCTCTTTTTTCTCAGTATATCTGTTCTCTTTTCCTGATACTAGTACGTTCAGAGTATCCGTTTTTCAGTACAAAAAAAGCACCAATTTCTTGATGCTCTTCTTTTTTTATTGGTTTGTTCTTACCAACCAGGATTCGGATTATCAAGAAGATGGTAGTAGTGATCATCTACACGGATGAAATCAACACCAATTTCATCCTTTTCATACCACATATCATCACAAAATCGTACCCATTTCTCCCATTGCTCGTAATCTTGGATTTCATATTCCTGACTCCATAACAATACGCCTAAATCAGGTATCATTTTCTATACACCTCATATTTTCCATCCTCATGATTAAATTGGATATGATTGTTGTTTTGCTTGAGGAGATGAATGTATTGTGACATTGCTTCCAACTGACCTTGCTTTAAAGAGAAACTTCTTGTTTTCTTTTGTTGCTCGTATAAAGCGTTTATCGTTTGGAGTGCTTCTTGTACTGAAAGAATAATCCAGGCTCCATCTTTTCTAAAACTAATATATCCGTATTTTTTAAGCTCTAAACGGATACCTGCAATTTCATCTGCATTGCGAAGTGTAGATAACTTCTTCTGTGCTACTTCAGGATTCATACTAATTCTTCCCACCATTCATTTTCTTGATGCAGATTACAATACCAACTATCAGTATTTCTTTTTCTAAAGCAGTACGGATCATTGCATAAATCTTGTCTTTTTTCTTTGATGCGTTCTGCTTTTTCGTGTTCTGGATAGGAGATGACTTCTTGTCTTTGATCATAAAGTAAAGAACACACATTTGGTATTTCCATTTTTTCATCTAGGAGCTCTAGCCAAAATCCACTTGTGAGAAGAATTTGGGGTTCTTGTTCGTGGTTACGTATCATTCTGTCAATTGCATGGCCATTCACTAATAGCGTTACTCCTGGTTCTATTTTTGCAGTGTAGACGTGTAAGCCTGATTCCAATCTTCTTTTTTGAAGAGAAAGGTCACGTATCATTTGTTACTCCACATGAATTCTTTCTGTTATTTTGCCATCCGTCATTCTTAGTACTGAGAACTCATCTTGATCTCGTATAAGTGCAAGTGTTTCTTTTTCTTTTAAGAGCAGTGCTAATACTGAGAATGTTTCTTCATCCTCTATTTCTTTTTCGGTATAGAGTTCGTATTCTTTTTTTATTTCTTTTTCTGTTCGTGCCTCTTCTCTTGTGGTGTGGAGAAAAGAGAAGAGGCTGGTCATATCTGACATGTTATTTCCTTCCATTATACGGATATTCACCATAAAGAACAGGTTGTATTGCCTCAAAATCTACAATTTCTCTATGTTGTGTCATGAGTTCACGACGAAGCATCAATTCCTCTTTATCGCCAAATTCTTGTAAAGGAATACGATAGATGGTATACGAGAAATTTGAAAAGATGATCTCGTATCCATATTGCGATAAAGAGGAAACAATGGAAGGTGTCCATTCGTAATCAGTAACAATAGTCAGTACGGTTGTGATACCATCTAGTACCAACAAATCACTATCCAATCCCTCCCATTGATCGAATTGGTTTTCTTTTGCTTTTAATTTCTTTTCAGTTTCGATATCTTCTTGTGGTGATTGCATTTTTATATATCCTCTACGTAAATGTTTAGTTCCCTGGCTATTTCTTTAAGTGGTTTAATACAGCCAGTTTTCTTTTCTCTTGCTATTTCAATGGAGTCACTAATAAGTTGCTTCATTTTTTCTCTATCATAGTCAGGTGTGCTTTGGTCTTCTGTACGCGTTATACCCTCCTCTTTCAAAATGAAAAGAATTCTTTCTACGGAGAACTCCTGAACAAATGGAATGGTTATCCTTTCGTTTGAATAGAGCTCCATCAGATTTATCATAGCTTTTCCAATTGCTATATGCGGAGAGGAAGCATTCACCAGTTGTACATCAACAAACGTAATATGATTGCTTGGATAAATGTTTGTGGCTACAACATAAATCATTTCTCGTTTTCTTCTTTCTTTCCTAATCCAATTCTAAATGCAAGACTACTGCAATTTCAAAAAACGCTCTATCATATTCTTCGCATAAATCATCTTCGTTTTTTGCATTACCACGACGATTATAAAGAATTTCTTGAATTTCTTGTACATCCTCTTTAGTAACATCAGGATATGATACTTCTTCGCAATGAATACTGATAAATTCATCATTTCCTGTCACAAAGAATTCGTGAAGAGTTTGCTCCATTGCTTCTCTTTTGTTTTTTACATACAGTTCTTTTGTGAATGAGACTCCATTTGCTTTTGTTATTGTTGTGATGTATCTCATTGTCTTTTTCCTTTTTTTTATTTGTTTTATTAACTTGTAAATATATTATATACTATTTTACAAAAAATGTCTAGTCTTTTTGCTAGATTCTTGCTTTTTGAGGATATCTTTATTTCATGCTCAGAGGCAAAAAGAAAGGTCTACAAGAAGAGTAATACAATTCACTGTATTTATCCTATAGACCTCTAGATTTTGATGTAGACGCTATTTATTGCCTATTGTATCCACATCATATGATCCATCCTCATTGGCTTTTACGTAAAAACCATAGAGGACCAGTTGTCTTTTATCACTTTTTAATTCTGCATCAATGGATTTTAAATTGAGTGTGACACCTTCTCTTTGATCACTTTTTAATTTTTTCTCATAGAAGACTATTCTCTCTGCATACCATCTTGCATCTTCATTTTCTATTTCATGAATTTTCATTTTATCTCACTCTTTCTTTTATTTCGTTTGCAATACAAACACAATCATCTTCATTCTTTGGATACTTCCCATTATAGAGAAGAATACCTTCTTGTTCTGCAAGAAAAGGGCGGATAATAACAAGAAAAACTTTCTGGTTAAGAAAAAGATCTCTTCTTGTTCTCGTAATAAGTTCTGATAATGTGTATGTTTCATCATTTACATAAAAATTACTACTCAAAAAGAAAACAACAGCATCCGATTCTTGTATGATTCCTTTTTGGACATCTTTTACTTTTGAGCCGGGTACCATATCATAGAGATCAATAATCTCAAATTCTTTTGATCTGGCAAACATTTTTCGTATCTGGTTCACTTTCCTTTCATCAACTTTTGCATAATGAAAAAGAATTTTTTTCACTTACTCCTCCACAAAACGATAATACCTACTCTTACTGTCGAGGGTGTAAGGAAGACCGGATGCAGAAAGAAAAACATGAAGATTATTCTCTTCTTCTACAAGAACGGCATAATTGACAAAATCGTTATAAGGTTCTCGCATGATTTTTGAAATTTCATTAAGCCGGGCAAGTGCGCTTTGTATTGCGTTTGCTTGTTCTTGTTCATTCATGCCTCTTCACTCCTCCATAGAATATTTTCTTTTTTGCTCTCAAACCATGTTTCTAATTGATGGTCAGTAATGACAAGATACCATTGCTCATAGTGATAGACATATCTCTTTTGCTGAAAGAGTTGATGTTGCCATACTGCTTGTTTCATAGCTGATTCTTTTGTGATATGACAGGTGTTTATGACATGCGGCAAATCTCTACGAGCTAGAAAGAGTGTATCCTCTTTTGTGGTAAAGAGAAATTTCTCTTTCACCTTCCAAGCCATAGAAAATCCTTGTTGATACGGCAACTCCTCTCGTATTACTGTTAGCCTTCCTAATTCTGGTATGCTTGCATCCCCTTCTAGATTATTATCAAGAGAAAGAAGCACATTCACTTTATAGTATCCGTTTGGATCATCAATGCTCTCTATCATCTGATCAGTGAGAAGTTGTCTTTTCATTTTTCTACCACTTGGAATACTTTTTCATCACCAATTTTCATTTCCACAAGTTCATAGCGAAGGTAGTAAAATTGACGTGCATGTTCTATTGTTTCTTCTATCTCATCTTTTAAAAATTCACGTATAGTAAGCGTAAAACGCATATCATTAAGTGCATTACACAAAAATTCAAAACGTTCTTTACAATCTTTCCGGTGTTCTTTTTCGTATATCATTACAGATGTCCTTTTTTCTTTGCTTCTTCTAAAATGTCAATAACAGTTTGCTCAGTTCTTTCAAAAGAACAAAGTGCAGAAATCCTTGGGAGGAAGATAGTTCACTTCCTCCTGTTCTTTCTTACTTTAGCTCCAAGAGTACTTTTTCATTGATCACAACATACTTGTAATAATAGCCAAAAGAAGAAAGTGATTGGATGCTTGCTTGGATCTCTTGTAGTATTTCTTCTTTTGTCCACAAGCTTTTTTTATTCGTCTGGTGGTAATACCAAATGGCATTATGAAGCAATAAAATTTCGTCTAGAAGTATTTCTTGTTGTGTTCTTTTCATTTTCATTTCACTTTCAAAACTATGAGAGCAGACAAAATTATTTCTTTTCTGGTAATACAAATGGTACAAATTTAAAATCAATACCAGGAAAGCTATCACCTATGATTGTTTCTATCTCCTTTGCTTCAACTTGTAAACTCATTATACTCTCAATGATTATAGTTGTCAAGAGGTTTTTCATGAGTTTTTTGAAAGAGAAAAATAGGGCATTTTTTTTGTTCGTTCCAATGAGGATAGCGGGGGTATTTCTTCAGGAGATATGCCCTATACAAATAAGTATAGCATTTTCTCTCTAAGACGGCAAAAGGGGAGCGTGTACGAACCATCAGATATATTCAGCTATCATTTTCATACACGCTCTATTACTCAGTATAATGCTATTTTGTGTTATTGGCAAGAAATGTTTGGATGTCTTTCTGAAGTTGGTTGAGCAGTTCTATTTGGAGGTTCGTATCATGTGTTATTTTCATCTCCATTTTAAAACTTTCTTCTGCTCGTAGTTCTGTATGTCTATTTTGAATGGATTGTCCAAGAGACAAAACAGAAAGCGCAACTAACTGAAT